GCGCGATCTGTGCAAGCGACTCTTTTACTGCCTGCCTGCCCAAGGCGGGGAGGCAGATGAGGAGGCGATCAATCGGGCTTATTACGAGTATCTTGAGGCTTCGAGGCGGTGGAAGGGGGTGGGGGATGCCTGAGTCACAAGAAGTGCGGCGGCTGATCTACACGTCGGCCGACGATCTCAAGACACAGATCCGCTATTTTGAATATAGCGGCAACTGGCCGACGATGGCCGTCCTCGAGGAGGCGCACCGGGCGTGCATGGCGGACGGCATGAAGACCAAGGCGGCGCACCTCAAATCGGCCATGCGCCGGCATGGGAGGATGAAGAAATGAGGCCGACCCGCTGGCAACCAAACCCGAATCGCTACCTGTTCAACAATCACGGGTGGTGGTGGATGAAGTATCAGCCGTATCACCCGGTCTACACCGAGCGGGTGAATATTAACCTCAAGACGCGCGACCTCGAGGAGGCCCGCCAGCGGCGGGATCTTGAATTGGTCAAGTTTATGCTCGGCTCACTGAGGGGGCTGGCAGCATGAGCAAATTCCTCTCCTGGTGCCGATCGCCCAACAAGCGCAAGCGCACGGCCACCAGCCTACACGGCCAGATCTACCATTGGGCCTGTCTGCTGCGGGACGATGGCGTCTCGCACCCTCGGGCCTATCGCATCATTCGGCGCATGGTGGATGCGGTGCGCGAGGAGAACGGGCGGTTCACGCCTGACCGCGAGATCCTGTCGGCCATTCAATACAGCTACGAGGTGACGCCGGCCACCGGGACGGAGCGGGTGCGGCCGTGGCCGGTGCCGAATAAGACGTTGCAGGCGGAGTGCCGGCGGCTCTCCAAGCAGCGGGGGTGGAATCTGGAGTCGTTGCGGGAGGCGTCGGGGCTGGATGCCAAGACGGCCGCGGAGACGGTGCCGGATTGGTATCTGAAGGCGCTTTTGGGCGATGGCATGGACGTGTTGATCTGCGTGGGCACCGGGGTGGCGAAGTTTGAGACGGAGCTGCTTTACACCTTTGGGGCGCGGCTGTGGATGTTTGAGTTTGTCGTGCCCAATGCCATGTCGGCGCCTATGGGCAAGCGCAAGAGCGATGGCGAGTATTCGGCGCATACCCTGGACAACACCGGCCCGCGGCAAAACATCGTGGTGGAGTTCGACGACGGGGCCACGCTGGACGAGCAGGCGGCGCGGCATATCTGGCTCTCGGAGTTCCGCAAGCTGCGGCTGGTGGTCTTCTCGGGGTCGAAATCGCTGCATGGCTGGTATGCGGCGGAGAACGAGGCCGATGACCGCAAGTTCATGGAGGAGGCGGTGCGCCTGGGCGGTGATCCGAAGACGTGGCTGCGGAGCCAGTTTGTCCGCCTGCCCAACGGGCAGCGGGAGGATGGGACAATTCAACGAGTGGAGTTTTTTGATGCGTAAAATCGGCAAAGCACAACCGGCCGGCGAGGCGGCCTTTATGGAGACGCGGGAGATGGACGAGGGGGCGGCGCCTCCTCCGCCGAACCTGCACACGCTGCAAGTGGCCGATGACCCGCCGGAAGCGGATGCGTTGCCGCCGTGGCTGACGGGCAACGAGCTTTTCGCGCTGAAGGCGCTGACGCCGGGGTTGCTCATCTGCGGACCCGAGGGCGGCGAGGATGGGGCCATTCTGCGGCAGAAACGCAAGCTGGTGGTGGGCGGATCGTCGAAGATGGGCAAGACGTGGACGCTGTGCGATCTGGCTCTGGCCGTGGCCTCGGGCGGGCTGTGGCTCGGGCGGTTCAAGTGCGAGCAGGGGGCGGTGCTGTATGTGAACCTCGAGCTGGACGGTTCGACGGCCGCGCGGCGCATGGAGTGGATCGCGTCGTTCCGCGGGGTGGCCGAGGACGGGCAACTGCCCGAGGCGGTGTCGAAGAACCTCCTGACGTGGAATCTGCGGGGCAAGTGCTACGACTTGTCGATCATGCTCTCGGCGGCCCGCCAGAGGGTCAAGGACGTGCCTGGCGGCCTCAAGATCATCATTCTGGACCCGATCTATAAGACTTACGGCGGGCGGGACGAGAACGCGGCCGGCGACATGGCCTCGCTGATGCTGGAGCTGGAGCAGTTTGCCGATGAGTGCGGGGCGGCGATTGCCTTTGCGGCGCATTTTTCCAAGGGCAACCAGGCGGGCAAGGAGGCTATGGACCGGATCTCGGGCAGCGGGGTCATGGCGCGCGACCCGGATGCCATCGTGACGTTCACGGCGCATGAGGAGGAGGACTGTTTTGTCATGGAGGCGAGCCTGCGGGAGTTTGCGCCCCTAGCGGCCACGGTCTTCGAGTGGGCCTGCCCGGTGCTCAATCCGCGGGCGGATCTGGACGCGGCCAAGCTGCGTCAGGCGGGCAAGATGGCGATCTCGAAGGCGCCGCAGCGGGCCGAGGCCGTGCGGGCGGCGCTGGAGGCCAATGGGGGGCAGCTCCCGGGGCGGTCGGCGCTGACCGCGGCGATCAAGCAGAGCGGCATTTTTCCCGACAACAATGCCATCGCGGCGTGGAAAAAGTGCCTCAAAGACCACCCGCAGGCGTTGGCCGCGGAAGGCGTGGAGGTGCTGCCCGCGGACAACGGAAAAGACCCGATTTGGCGGCTAAAAGTGGCCGATAGGAAGGTTTCAAATGACCCGTTTTAGCCCCATAGACCCACCCCCTACGACCCTTATAGGTAAAAGTATGGGGTATGGGGTTCCCGTAAGACCAAGGACGGACGTGCCTAACGTCCCGTCCGCCCAAGGTCTGTAGGGCCGAACCCAATTTGACCAATAGACGATGAAAAAAACACGCAAAGCCAAGCTGGCCGAATTACGAGAAGGCAGGCCAACCCTCAACAACGGCCAACCGGCCAAATGGCTGGTAGAGGCCGTGGGCCAAGCGGCGGCCGATGCGGCCATATTGTTTGACGCGCCGGCCGTCGAGCTGTTCGAGGAGGTGGTCACATTGCGGCTGGCAGAGGCGCTGGGGGCGCGGGGGAGGGGATTGCGCGTATGATTGACACGAAGAAAGCAGCCATGCTCGGAGGCGACCCTGCGGATCGGAAGGAGGCGAGCTATTGGCCAGAACACCAAGACGCGCCCAAAGACGTGTTCCTTGACCGGCTGGCGGATCTATCTCGGGCCAGCGGGCAGACTGTGCCGGCCTTGTTCGCCCAAATGGCGGCCATGGCTTTCATCGAGACGTGCCAAGAGACCGACAGCGACGCTGTCCGCATCGCCCAGCGGGAGGCCATTGTGCGTTTCCTTCAGCAAGCGCGAGAGGTGTCGGCCTGCCCGGATCTCCAGTATTTCGTGGCCTGTTGGATGGCGGCCTTTGAGCTGGAGGACCGCGACGAGGACCGGACGCAGACGATGATCGCCAAGCAGTTTGGTGTGACCAGGGCGGCTGTCAGCAAGCGGGTCATCGAGATCCGAAAGGCAGCCAACCCGGCGACCATTGCCCGCAGCCAGAAGAGCATCGCGGCCAGAAAGACTTACGCGCTAAGGCAGATGATAGTCGGCCAGACGCGCACCAAGATAGACATCACAAACCAACAGAAAGAAACGAACGAACTATGGGCAGCACAGAACTAACAGCCGTCAGCGTGGAACAGTTGCGCGCGCTGGCTGAACGCATCCGCGAGGCCAAGGCCGGCGCGGTCAAGGAGATGAAGACGGCTATCGAGGCCATGCACGAGCAGGGGACGCTACTGATCCAGGCTGAACTGGAATTGGGTGCAGCCTTTGATTCGTGGGTGGATGGGCTGGCTGATGAGGGTATTGATCCGATGCAGGCGCGCTACTGCATTAAGGTAGCCAAGAAGCACAAGGACGTGCGCTCCCTCTTTGGCAATCCGTCAGCAGCCAAACAACTGGTGCTACAAAACTTTGCGCCGGCTGTCCCGCCCAAGCCAGAGACAGATGGGCAGGGGAGTGTGGCGCCTTATAGCATCAGCATGCGCTTCAACGTCGATCCGATGGACTCGTCCTTCCCTCGAGCCAAGTTCCTCGCTGATCCCTTGGTGCGGTCGGTGGTGCAGACGGTGCAGGACTTGGAGGGCTAACGCCTTGCCAAGCATGACGCACGCAATACCATTGCATCATGGAACTGCTCATCGCACTAAGCGCGTTTGGTCTGTTGGCTATCTGGCTTATCTTACGGGCCAAGCCAAAGAAGGCAGCATCAAAAGCATACGACCCGCACGAGGCCAACATGACGTTGGATACGCTGCTTGATGAAGCCGAGAAGACCAACGAACTCTTGCGGCAACTCATTCGCTTGCAAGGGCACGAGCCAGAGGCGTGACTACGCCCCCAGTTAGGGAGTCTCCTTAGTCTATTTGTCGCAAGTGCCCGCGACAGCTCTGTTTGTTTCTGCGAGCCATAACCCATTGACAGCGGTTATGGGTGATGTCCTCACGGTTATCGCAAGGCCAGATGGCCAAGGCGCTCGGCATTTCTCAGCCGGCCGTCGCCAAAGCCGTCAAGCGCGGGATGCCGCTGGACTCGCTGGAGGCGGCGACGGCGTGGCGTCAGGCTAACCAGAACGCCCGGCGAACCAAGGGATCGCAGCCGTCGGCGCCGCGGCCACCCGAACCGGCCGCCGAGCTGGTCGATCTCCCCGACGAGCTGGCCGTCACCGACCGCCTGCGCCGGCTGGCCGTGCGGGACTTCGAGCTCGCCGGGTCGATCCAAGAGCGGGCTGCCGCCAGCCGCACCGTCCGTGATGCCGAGGAGGCCCACGAGACCCGCAAGCGCGACATGGTCAAATCGGAGCAGGAGGCCCAGACCCTCATGCACCGCGACCAGGTGCAATCCGTCATCGCCGAAGAGGCCGGCAAACTGCGCGCCCTCCTCGAGGCCATGCCGGCCGCCATCGCCCAGGCGGCCAACCCCGCGGACCCCGAGTTAGCCCGCGACACCGTGGCCGACTACCTCGAGCAAGTCTTCAGCACCCTCAGCAACACCGGCAATGCCCTGCGCGTGGATTCCTAATTCAACCGACCGCGCCCGCGGCCTCTGGCGATCGCAATGGGTCCCGCACCCTCGGCAGTCCGTCACCGAGTGGGCCGAGGCAAATCTCAGCTTCTCCTCCCGCTTCACCTCATCCCCGGGGCCCTTCCGCGTCCGCAGCTACCCCTACATGCGCGAATGGCTCGACGCCTTCCACCCCGCCAGCGGCGTCCGCTCGATGGCCCTGCTCTGCGGCGCCCAGGTGGCGAAGTCCACCGCCATTCAAGTCGGCATGGCCTACCGCCTGTGCCGCGCCCCGGCGCCAGCCTTGTGGGTCCTCGACACCCAGACCAACGCCCAGTCGTTTTCCGAGTCCCGCTGGCAAGTCATGATCGACGACAACGAAGTCCTCCGCGCCGAGCTCCCGTCGAACAAAGACAAATTCAAAAACCTCGACCAAGCCTTCCGCCGCATGCACCTCTGGTTTGTCGGCTCAAACTCCCCGGGCAACCTCGCCGGCCGCAGCATCTCGCTCCTCTGCCTCGACGAGGTCGACAAATACAAAACCAAAACCAAGCAAGAGGCCGCCGCCGTCCAGCTCGCCGTCCAGCGCACCGCGTCATTCCCCATGGCGCTCATCGTGCAAACCTCCACCCCCACCACGCAGGAAGGCAGCATCTGGAAAGCCTGGCTCGAAGGCGACCAACGCCGCTTCTGGGTCCCGTGCCCCCATTGCTCCGCCGCCACCACCCTCGCGTGGCCCATGATGAAATGGGACGACGACGCCCGCCTCGACCAGGACAAATGGGACCTAAAGCGCGTCCGCGAGACCGCCCGCCTTGACTGCCCCCACTGCGCCGGCCCCATCACCGACGCCCTCAAAACCAAAATGCTCCGCGACGGCCATTGGCGTGCCGAAAACCCCGGCGCACTCCCCGGCCATCGCAGCTACCACCTCAGCGCGCTCTACTCCGTCCGCCGCAGCTTCGGCGCCCTCGCCGTCAAATTCCTCCAAGACAAACAATCCCTCATGGGCCTGCAAGACTTCGTCAACAGCATCCTCGCCGAGCCTTGGGAAGAAGCCATGACCACCGAGTCCCGCCCGCTCACCGTTGGCGAATACACCCTCCGCGCCCCCGCCGAAGAAGGAACCGCCCGCATCATGGCCGTCGACGTGCAGCAAGACTGCTTCTACTTCGTCTGCCGCTCCTTCGCCCGCGACGGCAGCAGCAAACTCATCGACGAAGGCCGCCTCACCACCTGGGCCGACATCGAATTTAAAGTCACCGAACTCGGTCTCGACAACCTCCGCAACATCGGCGGCGCCATGGCCAAACTCGTCGTCATCGACTCCGGCTTCCGCACCGACGAAGTCCTCGACGTCTGCATCCGCAATCGTTACATCCCGGCCAAAGGCGAAGACCGCGCCGAAGGCTACGGCGTCAAGCTCGGCAAGACCCTCCGCAAAGCCATCAGCGTCATCAAGCCCTATCGGCGCGGCTGGTTCCTCATGCTCTTCAGCTCACCCGCCGCCCAAGACGTCCTCGAGTGGCTCCGCGGCGGCAAAGGCCCCGCCTGGACCGTGGCCGCCGACGCCTCCGAGGAATACAAAGCCCACCTCGATGCCCACCGAAAAGTGGTCCGCCGCAGCCCGCTCACCGGCCGCGAGACCTACCTCTGGAAGCAGATCGGCCGTCGCCCCAACCACATGCTCGACGCCGAGCTCATGATCCTCGCCCTCGCCGAATTCGGTAACATCATCAAGCCCAAGCCCGACCCCGCCGAATAATTGACACGCCCCCAGTCGCGTGTCTCCGCGCGCGTTCATTTTCTCAGCCTGGTTAGCCTCCGGAAAGTCAGCAGCGAAAACGATCACCGCCCTCGAGACCATCGGCGCCAACCAATACAGCGCCAGCAAAGAAGGCGGCCGCCTCCTCGTCTCCGCCAGCATGGGCGGCAAGTCCTTTAGCTACTCCCTCCCGCCCGACATGACCGCCAGCACCGTGGCCGAGCTGGCGCTCTCCTGCTGGGCCCTCATCAAAGACATGACCGACGCCCAGCTCGAGGCGTATCTGACGCGCAAGCCGCAGAAGACCATGATCGCCGCGTTCAACTACCCGCTCACATGAAGATCGCCGACCGCTGGAAACTCCTGACCAAAGCCTTCAACCCCAAGGCCCAAAGCTACGAAGCCGCGCGCCCGTCCATCCAGCGCCGCTTCCCCTACAACGCCACCGCCGTCGACTCGCACATCGACGTCAGCGGGGCCGACCGCGAGCGATTGATGAAACTTTCGCGCTGGCTTTACAACAACGCGCCCTTCCTGCGCGGCCTCATCACCGAGAAAGCCCGCTACGCTGTTGGAGCAGGCATCCGCCCGCAGGCCCGCAGCGGCGACGAAGCCTGGGACGCCGCGGCCGAGACCTTCTTTGAGCAGTGGTCCCGCGTCGCCGACGTGCAGGGCCGTTATACCTGGCGCGAAATGCAGCGCATCGCCAGCGTCGCCATCGACCGCGACGGCGAAGTTTTCTTTCGCACCGCTGTGCAGAGCACCGGCTACCCCGCGCTGCAGCTCATCCTCGCCCACCGCATCGGCGACGCGCGCAGCAGCATCTACGAGCCGAGCAACCCTGCCGCCCGCGAAGGCGGCCAGAACGTCATCGACGGCGTCGTCGTCAACGCCCAGATGCGCCCCATCTTCTACCGCCACTTGATCGGCGACGGCACCGACCCCTCGCAACGCTACGAGGACATCCCCGCGCAGCAACTCATCCACGTCGGCGAAGCCAGCCAAGGCGACGAGCTCCGCTACGTCACCCCGCTCGCCCCCTCGGTCAACCACCTCCGCGATGTCGGCGACGCCGTGTCGTTCGAGAAGATGGCGCTCAAAATCTCCAGCTACATCGCCTTGGCAATCAAATCATCGAACCCCCAGGGCGCCGACTTCTTCGGCGAAGGCTCGACCTCGATCAACACCGAAGGCACCAACGAAATCACCGTCGAATCCCTCGGCAACGCCGGCGGCGCCATCCCGCGCCTCTCCATGGGCGAGGATCTCATCTCGTGGACCTCGAACCGCCCGTCACAAAACTTCCGCGAATTCTGTGACGTCCTCCTCCGCGAAGTCTGCTTGAACCTCGGCGTCCCTTGGGAATTCGCCGCCCGTCCCGCCGACGCCGGCGGTGCCGCCCTCCGCGCCGTTCTCGTCCGCGCCCAGCGCACCTTCGAGCAACGCCAGGCCCTCCTCATCGACCGCCTCTGCTCCCGCGTCTGGGCCCACGTCATCACCATCGCCATGCAGCGCGGCCTCCTCCCGCAGAACGCAAACTGGTTCCGCGTCGAATGGCAACGCCCGGCCGCCGCCTCCGTCGACTACGGCCGCGAAGCCGCCGCCAACCTTGCCGACGTCCGCGCCGGCCTGCGCACCTACGCCGAGGATTACAGCGAGCGCGGCCACGAGTGGAAGGACCAACTCCGTCAGCGCGCCGTCGAAGCCAAGTATCTCGCTGATCTCGCCGCAGAATTCGGCATCAGCCCCGACAGCATCGGCACTTTCAATCCGAACCCTGCACCCGTGACACTCGCGCCACCCGCGCCCGCACCAGATGGCCGTTGATCTCAAGCCCACCGAGGCCATGGCTGCCGAGGCCGAGCGCGGCCTCGCCTGGCGCGAAGAGTTTAATCGCGGCGGCACCGAGGTCGGCGTGGCCCGCGCTCGCGACATCAAGAACCGCAAAAACCTTTCACCCGATACGGTCAAGCGCATGAAGTCCTACTTCGCCCGCCACGAAGTGGACAAACAAGGCGAAGGCTTCAGCCCGGGCGAGGACGGCTATCCCAGCGCCGGCCGCATCGCGTGGGCCTTGTGGGGCGGCGACCCCGGCCAATCGTGGGCCAATCGCAAAAGCGACGAACTTGACAACGAGGCCAGCAACATGGGCCGCAACTCCACATGGTATGCAATTTCTTCGACCGACGACCGCGATCCCGACCAAAGCGTTGAGGTTTCTCTTTACGATGAGATCGGCTTCGGCGGAGTCAGCGCCAAACAATTTGCCGCGGACATCAAAAAGCTCAAAGGCCAGCACATCGACCTCCGCATCAATTCCGTCGGCGGCAGCGTCACCGAAGGCGCCGCCATCTTCAACGCCCTCAAGCGACACAAAGGCGGACTGACCGTCCACATCGACGGCCTCGCCGCCTCCATGGCCTCCGTGATTGCCATGGCCGGCGAAGAGACCCGCATCGCCGAGAACGCCCTCCTCATGATCCACAACCCCTGGAGCATGACCATGGGCGACGCCGACGACCTCCGCAAAGAAGCCGACGTACTCGACAAACTCAAAGCCACCTTGGTCAACGCCTACGTTCGCAAGACCGGCCAGCCCCGCGCGGCCATCGAGCAGATGATGACTGACGAAACGTGGATGGACGCCCAAGAAGCCCTCGAGCTCGGCTTTGTCGACGAGATCGACGCCCCCATCGCCGCCGCCGCGTCCGTCACCCCCGAGCAGGCCCGCGCCCGCTTCGCCCAATTTCAAAACACTATGGCCAGTAAACCCGCACCCGAGCCCGCCGCCCCGGTTGACACCGCCGCGGAGGATAATATGAACGCCGAACTTCAAGCGAAAGTTGACGCCCTCCAGGCGGAACTCAGCGCCAAAGTCGAAGCCGAAGCCGCCCAGGCGCAAGCCGCCGAGGACACGGCCAAGGAACTCGAAACCCTCAAAGCCGAAGTCGCCCGCCTCTCCAGCGAAGTCGCCACCCGCGACGAGGAGATCGCCACCCTCCGCGCCGAGCAGAAAAGCGCCGGCGAGCAGGCCGCCGCCATCGTCGCCTCCGTCGGCATCGACAACAACGCGACCCCGGTCGTGCCCGAGTTGACCGCCGCGCAGAAATTTGCCGCCCTCGAAGGCCCCGAAGCCACCCAGTTCTTCCGCGCCAACAAAGCGGAGATCCTCAAAACCTTCTACTCCTAAACCTAACCAACCACTCTTATGGCCACAATCAATTCAGCCCTAAACGACAAGCTCCTGGCGCAGACCGCGCTTGAGGCTTTCACCGCGGAACTCCTTCCGCTCAACGTCTTCACCACCTCGTATTCCAACGAGGTCGTCCGCCGCGGCGCGACTGTGGAAGTTCCCTTGGTGGCGAACCTCACAGCCACAACCTTTGACGACGACTACGGTGGCACCGGCGGCACGCTCAACACCGTGTCGATCACCGTCGACAAGCACAAGATCGTGACGGTCTCCTTGAGCGACACCGAGTATTCCAAATCCTCGATTGCCGAGCTGACCAAGTTCGCCAACCAGCAGGGCAAAGCCCTCGCCCAGGCGGTCCTTACCTCGGTGCTCAACCTGTTTGTCACCACCGCAGGAGCGGCCGCGCAATACACCGCGTCGGTCACCGGCGCCTCGGCCTTCACCATCACCAACGCCCGCACGCTCCGCAAGGCGCTCACGGACGAGAAGGTGCCCATGACCGAGCGCAGCCTCATCCTCGACAGCGCCCTCTACGACAGCCTTCTGTCGCAGGCCAACCTCTTGGACGCCTCGCAGTTTGGCGCCCGCGACACTATTGCCGAAGCCCGCGTCCCGCGCCTGCTCGGCATGAACGTCTACGAGTCGGTCATCCTGCCCTCGAACAGCATCACCCTTAAAGGTCTGGCCGTTCACCCGAACGCCGTCGCCGTGGCCGTGCGCTCGCTTGAGCCGCAGGCCCCCAGCGAATACCTGGCCGCCACCACGATCACCGATCCGCAGAGCGGCCTCTCGCTCGGCTACCGCCGCGTGTATAACCCGCTCAACGGCCGCCACAGCGCCTCCTTCGAGTGCGTCTTCGGCCACAGCCGCGCGATCACCGGCGCCGCCAAACTCATCACGGGCTAATCCGCCCCGTCAGCCGCAACACGAAGCCCCCGGCCACCGCCGGGGGCTTTCGTTTGTTGACAAACCTCCACCGCCCAGAGATGGAGAATTCGAGCCCGCGCGAGCAGATCGCGCTTTGCCTCATCGTCGGCAACGAGCCCAAGCGCCTCGACCGCTGCCTCACCCAATTCGCCCCCGCCGTCAGCGAGATGTGCGTTGTCCACGCCACCGGCGCCGAGGCCAAGAGCCTCAAAGTCGCCGAGGTCTGCCAGAAGCACGGCGCCAAATACGACGTCTACGCCAACGCCCCCGGCAACGATTGGCCCCACGTCGACGACTTCGGTGCCGCCCGCCAGCAGTCCTTCGACCTCGCCACCAAGCCTTGGGTCCTCTGGATCGACGCCGACGACGTCCCCGGCGACAACTTCGCGCCCGCCCTCCACGAGCTCTTCACCAAGTTCGCCGCCGACTTCGACGCCTTCGCCCTCTACCACGACGTCGCCGGCCGCGGCATCGCCCACAACCTCCGCGAGCGCGTCGTCCGCCGCGACCGCGGCAAATGGATCAACAAGATCCACGAAAACTTCCAGCTCGCCCCCAACGCCAAAATCGCGCGCTGTGACGCCCCCGTCGTCGTCCACTTGCCAGACGACGAGCCCAAGCAAGGCAGCAACCGCAACCTCACCATCCTCGAATCCATCCCCGAGGCCGACCGCACCCTCAGCGAAATCTACCACCTCCACGGCGAATACATGGGCGCCGGCCGCAAGAACGACGCCATGGCCATGGCCAAAAAAGCCCTGGCCCATCCTCGCCTCGAGCCCACCGAACGCTACGAACTCTGCCTCAACATCGCCGAGATGGCCCGCCCCGACATCATCGAAACCGGCACGCCCGAGCACGCCGCCATGATGACCGCGCTGCACAGCGCCTACCGCACCGCGCCCAACCGCCGCGAAGCCCTGGCCCTCCTCGGCGCCCTCCACCTCGACCTCGGCGACATCGTCCGCGCCGAAGCCTACCTCCGCAGCATGATGGCCCTCCCGCGCCCCATCGAAAAAGTCTGGACGCACCGCGACGGCCTCTACGGCTGGGCAGCGGAGACTCTCTGGACCCAGCTTCTCCGCATGACCGGCCGCACCGCCGAGGCCGACGCCATCGAGACCACCCGCCTCGCCGCCCAGACCGCCCCGACCATCAGCCTCATCCAACCCGTCACCGTCCGCCCCGAGCAAGCCGCGCGCACCCGCAAGCTCTTTCTCGACGCGGCCAAAAACGCCGAACGCATTGAGCACATTTTCGGCTTGCCCGAAGACAACGCCGACCTAACCATTCTTCTCCGCTTCCGCCACGCGCCCGATCCCGCCACCGCGGCCGCCGGGCAGATCCTCGTCCACATCGACGACGAGACTGCCCCGCCGCTCCACTGGGACCAGCGCATTGTCGACGCCCTCGAGGGCGACGCCGCGGCCACTGCCACCGTCTCCGCCCTGCACTACCGTCGCCGGTGAAAACGGTCGACGTCCTTTACCACTGGAACGAGCCGCCGTCCTTCGGCGCCTTGGCCCTGGCCGATGCCCAGCTCGCCGGCGTCGTCCGCGCCGCCGTGCCCATGATCATGTCCACGTCGGACCAAGTCCTCAACGTCCTCCGCCGCTCCGACTCCGACGCCATCCTCTGCGTCTCGCCCGCGCAATACGGTTTGTTTTTCGACGAAGCCTACCGCGCCCTGCGCGCCATCGGCAAACCGCTCCTTGGCTTTTCCTCCGAGTGGTGCTTTGGCAACCCCATGACCGCCTACGCCGCCTTTGAAGACTCCGCCGACCGCTTCGACGTTTCCTTCTACGGCCAAGCCTGCGACATGGACGTCATGCGCGCCCGCGGCCGCCGCGCCTTTCTTGCCCATAGCTGGGTCTCCACGCTGGCTTTTCGCCCGGGTCCGCCCATCGCCCAACGCACCCCGCGCCTCGCCTTCATTGGCGATACAAACGAATACGCCCCCGGCGTCTACTCCAGCCGCCGCCGCCTGCTTGAGCCCTTGGTCAAGCGCGGTCTGGTCGACGTCTTCAACATCTGCAAAGGCGTGCAAACCGCGCACCACGTTGCCCACCTATACGCCAACTACGCCGGCGTCTTCTGCCCCGCCAGCAACGGTCGCGCCCAGGGCATCCGCTGCTACGAAGCCGCCGCCGCCGGAGCCCTCATCGTCGAAGCGCAACCCATGGACCCGCGCAACGAATTCTTCCCCGCCGACACTCACCGCATCGCCTTCGACCCCGAGATCGACGCCGACGCCTTGGCCGATGCCGTCGCGGCCCTCGACTTTGCCGCCCTGCAACCCGTGGCCACCGCGGCCCATCAGCTCGTCCGCCAGCGTTTCCACTGCGCCGCCGCGCTGCGCGCCATGCTCGCCACCGCTGACACCGCCCTCCGTTAAATGTCCCAGTTCGCCCAAGCCTACACCGCCGGCTGCACCGAGGCCGTTAGCACCATCGCCGACCAGATCGAATACCGCGAGCGTTGCTATGCCGCCGTGGTCGGCGAGGAAACCTACGCCAACGCCCTCGGCGAAGGCGGCTTCGAGGCCCAACGCAGCCTCACCGCCACCGTCTTAAAGGCCGGAGCTCCCGAGTTCCGTATGGGCGGCGTGGTCAAATACTGCGGCCGCCGCTACCGCATCGTCGGCATCGACACCGACACCGCCGCGATCGACCTCACCCTCCAAGCCCCCGACCAGCGATGAGCACCCTTTACTCCATCGAAGAATCCCTCGAACGCGCCGCCATCGCCGTCCTCGAGGACGACACCGACCTCGCCGACGTCCGCATCGTCAGCGCCGACGAGTCCGACGAAGACGAGTTGCCGCAGATTACCGTCCGCGCCGAGAAACTCGACGAGCTTGTCCTCGGCATGCAGACCTGGAACTGCCGCCTCACCATCACCCTGACCACCGCGGCCGACGAAACCCCCGACGCCGAGCGCAACGAACGCCGCCTGCCCGACACCGACGACACCGACGAAGGAGCCGCGGGCTTCAAGTCCCTTTGGAAAACCTTGTCCGACTTGGTCGATGCCGACCAGTTCCTCACCGACTTGAACGCCGAAGACATCGTCAAAGTCTGGGGCTTGGAATTTGATCCTGTAACCTATGAAAACGAAACCCGCAGCTTCCGCCGATCCCTCAACGCCCGACTCTGGTGCAACGAGGCTTTCCCCGCAGCCTAAACCACATTTAGGCCAAGCCCCCTGGCGCATAGTTGATGGCCAGTTTGTCCTTATCCCTAACTGGCCAGCCGCGCTGCAAGACCCAGACGTGACCGCCGCCATCAAAGACGCCGTCTACGAAGGCTACGAGCAAGAGCAGGGGACCAAGACCGGCATCTATCGCGTGTAGCGAGGTTGACAACGCTGCCGAAGTATTATGGCAGCCACCATTGTCGGACTCACCAGCATCACTTTCGGCGGTTCTTCGGAAACCACCTGCGTTTTCACCAGCTTTTCCCAGACCTCGGACAGCGACAAAACCATCGTCGTTGACGAAGACGGCGACATGGTCGCCGCCGCCTATCACGGCAAGAAGAGTGTCGCCTCTCTCAGCGGCTACATTAAAGCGTCCCTTCCGACCATCGGCGCCAGCATCACCTTGGCCAACGCCACCGCGAGCCTGGCGGGCGTCACCGGCACCTTTTTCGTCGACAGCGTTGCCGTGTCCCGAGCGCCCAATGATTTTCAACAGGTGACGATCGGCGCGACCAACCACCTCTTCTAACCCCGGGGCGCATCGCGCCCCCAGAGATATAGAGATTTATGCAAGTATCTTACTGGGCCACCACCGACACCAAGCTGGCCGCCGTCCTCTGCACCGTCGGCGTCAGCATCCGCCAGCAAGACCCCATTAGCCGCGTCGTCCAGAAAGGACGAGAGACCGTCCACTACTGGTTCTCCTGCGAAGGTGCCGCAGGCCTCACCACCGGCCAGATCGCCGAAGCCATCCTCGAGGGGCAGGAAGCCTGCGAGGCCCTGCGCGACACCTTGCCCGATCTCCCCGGGGCCCGCGCCGCCCTCTACAACCGCGAGCTCCTGCTCGACGTCATCTTCAAGCGCACCCGCCGCCTCGTCATGGTCAACCTCCCGCAGGGCGGCATCATGCTGGCCGACGAAAAACTTTCCCCCGAGACCAAGCGCCAAGTCGCCCAGATGGTCCTCTGAAATCTTAAATCTGAAATCTTGAATCATTATGGACATCGACCCAGAAAAAAGAGAGTCGCTGCTCGAGGTCTCGGCCTTAGCCAGCGAAGAACAAGTCAACGGCATCACCCTGCGGCCCGTCACGGCCGCCACATGGAGCCTGCTGGTGCGGCTGAAAAACAGCTTCGTCACCGGCGAGCCCGACGGCGACTACGCCTTCGCGGTCTACTCCTTCGTCTATCTGCACTCGCTGCCGATCATGGACATCCGCCGCCGCATCGCCACCATCGACGACCTCAAGGCCGACATCTATGAGTGGATGGACAAGCAGGCACCGGCCGATATGTTCGCCTTCACGCCGTGGATCACCGGCCAGATGGAGCGCGTCGCCGCCACCATCACCCAAAGCGCCTCGGTGGAGCCCGCGGAGGGCGAAGGCCCAAAAGCCTGACGGCCCGCCCGGCGTGGCAACTGTGCCTCGCCGCCCGCGTGGCCAAATACGGCATCTCCATCGAGCAAGCCATCTGGCATTTGCCCCTGGCCGCGCTTAACCAGCTCCTGCTCTGGGACGACATCGTCGGCGGACGCAAGCCCCGGTGGTCCGATAGCGGCGAGATCGGCGCCCGCAACATCGACGCCCTGCTGGCCGAGGCGCTGACAGGCGGCGTGTAGTGTGCAAGTCAAGGTTACGCCCGACGAGAAGGCCGCGCGCCGCTTTCATTCTGCGATCCAAGACCTGCGCAAACTTAGCGGCAAGGACTTCGAGACCGTAATGAAAGCGGAGCTCTCGGCCATGCTGGCCAGCGCCGTGCGTTCAACCAAGAAGGCCACCCAGAAGAGTATTCAAGCCAACCACGACAAACGCCCTGGTGCCCAATATGCCTTTAACTACGCCGGCCCCGAAAGCCGCAGCGGTAAGACCTACTCGGCCGCCGACGTGGCCCGCGCCCAGACCCGTGCCGCCCAGCGCCGGGCCAAGGGCAAGAACGGCCGCCTCGTCTACTACTTCGCCCGCGCCAACGAGCCCAAGGCGTATCCCTCCTGGCTGTGGCGGCAGATTCAAGAGCAGCGCGCGAAATCCCTGGTCAACAAACAAAAAGCCCGCGGCCTCGCGGCCTCGATGTTCGTGAAGATCGGCGAGGGGCTGGGCATCCCGGTCAAGGCACCGGCCTACCTCCGCACCGCGGCCCACCACAAAAAAGGGGAAATGCGCGAACTGATCCAAGTCATCAGCAAAGGAAGCGGCGACAAATACGAGGTAGGCTTCGTCAACAACCTCGGCTACCTCAACCGCTGGGCGCAAGCAGGCACCGCCTTTCGCAAGGCGCTCAATGCGCGGGCCAACTACTTCAGCCGCGCGGTCAAACTCGCTGCGGCGGGCAAGATCAAGAAGACGTTGGATCGCTACCCCGGGCTGGCGTCCACCTCTTGACACTGAAGGGCGAAGCAAATGGCCGGAGAATCCATCAGGTTTAACGCCTCGCTCAACACCGTCGGCTTTAGCAGCGGCGCCAAGAACCTTCAGAACATTGCCGCCTCGGCCAGCGCCGGCATCTCCCGCCACTTCGGCAAGATCGCCGCGACCGTGGTCGGCATTGGCGCAGCCTTTTTCGGCGTCCGTGCCGCCGTCGAATCTTTCAGCGCCGCCATCGCAATGGGCGGTCAGCTTGATGACCTAACCAAGCGAACCGGCATGGCCGCAGGAGAAATTTTAATTTTACAAAAAGCGTTTGAGCTTGGCGGATCTTCAGCGGACGCAGTTGGTGGAACGATTGACAGGTTGAGGAGATCCATCGTCGCAGCAGGCGAGGGGGGCAAGGAGCAAGTCGAAGCCTTCGGCAAGCTCGGGCTTAACTTCGAGCGCCTCAAAGAACTTAGTCCGACTGAGCAACTGCAAGCCGTGGCAAACGCATTGAACGGCGTGGGCAACGATTCCGAGCGTTCCGCCCTCGCAATGGATATTTTTGGCAAAAGCGGAGGCGAGCTTATTCCTTTGTTTAGTAATTTTTCGGGCGAATTAGATAAGGCTCAACGCTATCTTGGCACAACTCCTCAAATTATGAGCCGAGTCGCAGAAAAATTTGCAGACTTGGGAGACAACCTTGCCGCCATCGGCGAAAAGGGCAAAGAGTTTGCCGCGGGCCTGCTCGAGCAAATCGCCCCGGCTCTGGTCGACGTGACCACCCGCCTGGCCAACATCGACGCCGCCGGCTTCGGGGCCAAGCTCTCCGAATACGCCGCCGCCACGCTGGCGTGGTTTGCCGAAACCTTCAAGCTGGGCACGGCGCTCAATCAGATTGAGATTGCTATTAAAGCAATCACTGAAGGCGAATTTGGCGAGGGGCTGTCGCTCATGTTTATGACCGCGCGCAACACCGCGCTCAACGCCATCAACGAGATTGTCGCCATGGCTATGGCTGCCGTGCAAACCGTCGGCCAAGCGGTTCAGTCTTTGTTTTCCTCGGGCTCGACGACCATGGGCTTCATTGAAGGTTCGTTCCAGATGCTCGGTGCCAAGATCGCCACGGGCATTTTCGACGCAGTCGCCAGCGTTTTGGAAAAAATTCCCTTCATGGGCGCGGCGGCCGAGGCCGTGCGTGGAGCGCAAGAGGAAGCCGAGCAAGCCATTACCGACATCAGCAACATCATGCACTATGAGGCCGATAACCTCAAAAGTGAGTGGGGCGGCATCATGGCCGAGATGCCCAAGGAGTTTGCCGATTCCTACGCCGCCAATGCCGCAAACCCGCTGATCGAAATGCGCGACCGATTGGCCGAGGCCGAAGCGTTAGCCGCCGGCTTGGCCGAAAATGTTGCGGCCGCCGGCACCGCAGCCGCAACCGTCAACCCCCAAGTCGCCGCAGCCACCGAAACCCCCGAAGAACGCGCCGCCCGCGAGGAAGCCGAGGCCCGAGCCAAGGGTGGCACCAAGGGTCGTGGAGGCCGAGCCGAGCGCGCCTTTGATCCGACCACCGACTTCGGCCGCGCCCTGCGCGAGCGTGGCGAGCAGTCAGTCCGATTTGATCCGGCATCTTCGCGCTTGAGCAGCACCGGCTTCTGGGTCGAGCGGATCAAAGAAAAGTTCAGCGTCGACAAAACCGCCGCCAACATCCGCGCCGACCTGTCGCGGATGGAGCGCCGCGAGCGCAGTGCCATGGACCGCGCCGACCGCTTCGAGGCCGCCGGCCAATTCGGTGCCGCCGAGCGCCTGCGCGGCCGCATCGACCGGCGCCTGGCTGAAAAAGAAAAACAGCTCGCCCAGAAATACGGCATCGACCCGTCGAACCAAGCCAAGACCCCCGAAGAACGCGCCGCCGAAGAAGAAGCCATGCGCCAACAAAACGCTGCGCCCGGAGGCAAGTCCGACTTGCAATCCGTAGTCGACAACATTTTGAGCCTCCTCAAAAAGCACGTCCCCGCCATCGACGAAAAACTTCCTCAAACCGCCCTCGTCTAACCCATGCCCTCCACCATCATCGGCAGCACCAGCTGGAACGCCACCGGCCTCGTCCTCTCCGCCCAATCCGCGCAGGAGCAAGTCACCGGTCTGGTCAACGTCCAAGTGACCTACGTTGCCCCCGCCACCAAGCAGGCCCAAGCCAGCGCCAAATTCTACCTCGACGCCCCGCCGCCCATCTGGCCCTCGGTCGTCTACCGCAGCGAACTGGTCACCAACAACCTCTACCTCGTCGATCGCACCATCGAACGGGCCAACGGACTCGTCACCATCCAAGCCAACTACGCCGGTGCCCTCCAGCGGGCGGGCTTCCGCGGCTACTATCTGCGCGAGCAACTGGAGCCGACCAAACGCGGCCAAGCCTACAACTACGGCGACTCCACCCTCGGCATCTTCACCGCCTACGTTCCCAGCGGCGGCACCCGTCGCGTCAGCTTCAACACCGCCTTCATCTACGACGAGCGCATCAAGATCGTCGAGTTCGTCCGCATCGGCCGCGACCAAGCCGTCACCCTGCCCACCTTCTTCCGCTCCGACCTCGCCAGCGTTTTGACCCAGCAACGCGGCGGCATCTACTACGCCTCGTCAAACACATCGGGAGGCTTCAGTTCCGACGCCCCCGAGGCCGCCGCCACCGCCGACCTGTGGATCGCTTCCGGCTCGTCCGAAGCCCTTCGCGCGGGCCTGCTCTCCTTCGAGAAAACCACCCCCGTCCCCTCGACCGAGTCGGCCGAATACGTCACTCCCACCGTTCAAGTTGTAAGCCTTACTTACCGGTTAAGCCGATGATTAACTCCAAAGACAAAGTCACTGGAGTTTACCTGTTCACTGAGCTGGTCAAAAACAAACCGGCCAAGGGCAGCAACGATTATCCCATCGCCATCAAGGCCATCCACCTCGACGAAAACTGGCGCCGCACCACCCTCAAGCCGCCCAAGGATACCGACCCCGCCGCAGGCCTCTACGAAGTCGCCTACGACCAAGACGGCACCCGCATCACCCGCCTCCTGCCCAACGGAGCCAACACCGGCGACCTGCTCTACTGGGACGGCGAAAGGTGGGTCGTCCTCGAGGCCACCCAAAGCAGCACCCTCCACATCCTCGGCATCCAAGACGGCGCGCTGCAATGGGTTGAAACCCAAGACTGCCCGTGATCGCCACCACCGTCGACGAATCCGGCACCCGCCGCGCCGTCACCAAGCTCGTCCAAGGCGAGCGGCTTGTCAGTTGCACCTGTTGCGTTTCCGAAGCCTGCTGCCTTTACGATGCCAACACTCTCTACGAAACAGAGTTTTTGCAATACACCGACTTGCCCGAAACTTGGAACGAGGGCGAATTTAACCGACTTGTCCCACCGCTTACCGCTCCGCAGATGGGCGACAATCCAGACGGATGGTTTGACGGATTCACCGCCTACTACACCGACCCGAATTTTGTCTTCGGCAACATGGGCTACATTGGGATCTACGCTTCGACTAACACCCAGTATTCTTCGGCCATCGACTTTGCACCTGTTGCGCTCGGCACTTGCCTTAACGATTTCTTGACTGATGATTTTCCAGACACCCTAACAATGAATGGCGGAGGTTTTGAAATAACTGTTTATAGAACAAGCCTCTGCCGATGGGAATATACCGATAACAATTACCCATACGGCATTGACGACATAACTGGAACCGTCAGTGGTCTTATTGTTTTTCATGGAGATAATCCAAATGACACTGATAAATGGCAACGCTTTGAAGCGTCTATTGCTTACGACTTCACGCCAGAAGCTCAAGACGCAGGAGCCTTTGGAGGCTTCAAAGAAGCCAACGACAACAGCACACCGATAGGAAATTACGTGTTCAATGATGCGGTGGAAATCACCGTTTTTTAAGATTTGACCTGCCCCCACCAATCCCGCACCCGCGACCGCGGCCAATTCGCTTGCGCCCTCGGCTGGTATGGAGGCCGCCCATGGCTCGGCAACTGCCAAGACTGCATGAGGCGAGGGGACAACACCCCCGAGGCCAAAGCCGCCGCCGACGCGCAGGCCGACCGCAGCCACCCCGCCCACCGCCCCCGCCTCTCCGGATGCTGCGACCGCGCCGACCAAGCGTAGCCGCCTTTGACACCTCCCGTGGGCAAGGATGCAGGCCCGCAAGCTCTACCTCGACAGCACCGCCCGGACATTCGTCGCCGACCCCAGCGCGACCCTGCCGCTGCCGCCTCCACTGTTCTACGAAGGCGATGTGGAAAACATCGAACTCTACTTCCTCGAGCCGACCGGGAGCTTCAGCGCCCCTTACGAGTTCGTCAATTATTCCAGCGGCATCACCGCCACCCTCAAGCTCGGAGCGACCACCGCTTCGGCCACCGTGACCAGCTGGTCGGCCGTGACCACCACCGTCACCATCACCGCCTCGGTCTCCATTTCCGGCGGCAGCGGGACGACCGAGAT